ATGTCTCAACTCTATGATATTACCATTGTGGGTGGTGGTCCTGTCGGGCTTTTTGCAGCCTTTTATGCCCACCTACGCCAAGCCAAGGTTCAAATCATCGACTCTCTTCCCCAGCTAGGTGGACAACCTGCTATTCTCTACCCTGAAAAGGAAATCCTAGACGTACCAGGCTTCCCAAACCTGACTGGAGAAGAGTTGACTAACCGCTTGATTGAACAGCTAAATGGATTTGATACCCCTATTCATCTCAATGAAACGGTTCTTGAGATTGACAAACAAGAAGAAGAATTTGCCATCACAACTTCTAAAGGAAGTCACCTGACTAAAACAGTTATCATCGCTATGGGGGGCGGTGCCTTCAAACCACGTCCGCTGGAACTTGAAGGGGTTGAGGGCTATGAAAATATCCACTACCACGTTTCTAACATTCAGCAATACGCTGGTAAGAAAGTGACGATTCTTGGTGGGGGAGATTCGGCTGTGGATTGGACTTTGGCTTTTGAAAAAATCGCACCAACTACCCTTGTTCACCGCAGAGATAATTTCCGTGCCTTGGAACACAGTGTTCAAGCCTTGCAAGAATCATCTGTAACCATCAAGACACCATTCACCCCTAGCCAACTCCTTGGAGATGGAAAAACGCTTGATAAACTTGAAATCACAAAAGTCAAATCTGATGAAACTGAAACCATTGACCTAGCCCACCTCTTTGTCAACTATGGTTTCAAATCTTCTGTCGGTAACCTTAAAAACTGGGGGCTCGACCTCAACCGTCACAAGATTATCGTCAACAGCAAACAGGAATCCAGCCAAGCAGGTATCTATGCTATCGGTGACTGCTGCTACTATGACGGAAAAATTGATCTGATTGCGACAGGCCTCGGAGAAGCTCCAACTGCTGTCAACAACGCTATCAACTACATTGACCCTGAACAAAAAGTACAACCAAAACACTCTACCAGTTTATAAAAAAGAACCACGAGTCACATAGGATTCGTGGTTTTATAATTCATCCGCATTTAAAAATACCTTTACATCGTTTTACTATATCTTACAATACCTTTTAAAACAGCTATATTTTGAGCTTTTAAATAAATGTTTTTACATCATTTTACAGAGATTTACGACACTTTTGCCCCTTTTTTGCCCCTTTTGAACAAACAAAAAAACCGCAAGCCTGAGCCTGCGGTGAAAGAACAATTTAGAAAGTTTCCTTTCTATTTATTTAACTGTAATCAAGCCATCTGGCTCTACTGTGAAGTCTGGCTTATCTGCCAGTGTTCCGTTTGGTTTGAGGTAGTACCAACCTGTTCCGTCCGCTGACTGGATAAAGGCATTTGATACCATGGCGCCTTCTTTAGCGTCTAAGTAGTACCATGTGTCCTTGTACTTGACCCAGCCTGTCTTCATGGCACCTTCTACATCAAAATAGTACCACTTCTCAGCGATTTTCTTCCAGCCTGTAGCCATTTCGCCTGAGTTGTCGAACCAGTACCAGTTGCCGTCTGTGTGCTTCTTCCAGCGGTCTGCAAGCATATAGCCTGAGCCATCGAAATAATACCAGGTACCGTTGATTTTCTCAAACTTATCTTTTGGATAAGAGCCGTCTGAGTGTACGTACCAGTAGCCAGTGCTATTTTTCTGCCAGCCTGTTGCAGCGCTCAAGCCGTTTTCGATGTCTTGCTTAAACTGTTCACGGCTAATGCCCCAACTTGCAAGATATGGATATGGATCCACATGGTCTGAGTGGTTGTTTGGTTGGTTATTGGTACAGTATTCATGCGTCTTGATACCTGCCAAGTCGTCTGTATCAAGAGTCTTCGGCAAGCCTGCTTCGTCCGCTAGATTGCGTAGCAATTCGATATAGAGGCGATAGTCAGCCATAAACTCTTCCTTAGTTGAATGGCTTTCAATCAGTTCAACCGCTGCGTAACTCTCAGCATTCCAACCGCCCCCAACATCCCAACTTCCGTTGTTCACAGGACCTACTTGCATGACACGGCCATTTCCGACAACATGTGAAAAGAACCCTAGTTCAGGGTCCTTTCTATAGTGGTAATCAGCCTCATTTTGAGCTGTTGAGTTACGGTTGCCTGTTGAGTGAGCGTGTACTTGTCGATAAGGCTGCACCCCAACCTGTGGCAAGCCTGTACGTAGTCTGTTTCTATCGATATCCATTCCCTATCGTCCTTTCCATGCGTCATTCATCTGCTTCACTGCTGACTCTACGAAGGTGTCTAAGTCCTTGTCCGTCATACTGATATTATATTTGGTCAGCTCTGCACGAATTTTAGCGCGAGCCTGTGCCAGTTTTTCATCTCCCTTGTAGCCAGTTTCAGCAGCTACCTGCTCCACGGCATTTACTGCATTTTTGGCCAAGATTTCAACGATTTTGATGGTCTTTTCTCCACCTTTTTGAACCAGGTAGTCCTTGACTGCCTTGACTGCGATACCAGCCAAAATAACAAGGATGCTGATTGCTCCATTAGTAATGATTTCAGTAATTTGTTGCATTTGTTATTCTCCTTTTTTCGTGTCATCATCTTTTTCAAGTAATCGCTGAAATACTTTTACAATCGGCTGAAAAAGAGTAACATTTCCTTTTAATTTGCGGTAATTTTCAATGAGAGATTGAAAAGTAAATGCGATGTACCCGAGATAGATTGAGTACAAGAATGCAAAACCTGTCTTTTCAGGCAACAAAACGGACGTCGGAATGAGGATCATCAGTAAGAGAACCCCTGAAATCTTACGAAATAGCCCATTGATGCCGATTTTGCTCTTGTACTCGATGTCAGGATTGACAATCGCCGCAATCGTCCCTGTCACAAAATCAATGATTTCCATTGAGACAATCAATGCCAGAGCGTACAAGACCAGACCATCTTCAGTCTGGACGACGCTTCGGAAAAAATTGAAAAATTCAATTTGCATAAACATCTCCTATTCTTTAGGTTCTACCGTTGGATCCGTCCAGTCAGGATTGCCCTCTGCATCAAATTTCATGATATAGAATTCCTGATTCAACAGAATGGCTACGTTGATTGTTGCGATTGTACCACCCCACTGGTTGAACGCCCAAACGGTTTCAACATCCTTGAATTGGCGACGGCCATTTACGAACACAGGACGTTTTTGAACATCACGATACATATAGAAGTCATCGTTTACATTCTTGCAACGAATGAACTCTCCACTTTCTTTCATGTAGCGCAAAGCACTCGCAAGATCAAATGGTTCTGTGATTTTTGTAAGGTCTAGCAAGTTATCTGTGTTTTGAATTGTTTTTGCCATGTCTATTCTCCTTTGTCTGCTGGTTTAGTTTGTTCATCAAGCAGAGCTTCCAGCTCATCCACTCATGCTTGAAGTCTTTGATTCTCTTCCCTTTGCTCATCCAACTGAATACTCAAGACATTACTTGTAATCATCGAATTTGTTGAAGTTGTTGACATTTCACTAATTGTCATTTGTAAGGCTTGGTTAAGCTGTTCTGCGTTCATTTTCTAAGTTCTCCAATCTGTGTGTTCATTTTCTATTTTCAAGAGCAAGCTCCTGAATTGCTTTAAGTGCGATATTGGTCAACATGTTGTTATTCATGCTATTGTTTTCTCCATTTTTTCTATTTTTTGATTTAATTCTTGAATGGCCTTGATTAAGTAAGGAACTAAAGCGGTATAGTCTATATGTAGATAGCCATCTGGATTCTCAGGATCTCGTGAGACAATTCTTGGAACGATGGTTTCAACCTCTTGAGCTATTAGACCAATCTCCTCATGTTTCTTACTTTCGATGAAATCAAATGCAACCATTCTTAATCTGTTGATTTTGTCCAAGGCTTTCACAGCTGTATCTGTGATGTTCTCTTTTAGGCGTCTGTCTGATTTTTGTTCCATCCAATACTTCACGCTACCACTACCGACCTGATTCCACCAAACAACCGCATTCCTTCCGCCTTTGGGATTCCAACCATCACCAAAGACGTCTTTACTTCCAAGTTCGATACCATTTGAAAACACAGGAGAACGAGAAAAAGTAGTATTCCCATAAAAGTTTGCTCTCGATGAATTCGAAAAGTCAACCTTCCCGTGGAAATCTGCTCCGTTTCGGCAATACATATTTCCTGATGTTGTTACATACCAAGCATTGGGGCCAGGAGAGTTCCAACTGTAACCCCAGTTCGCCCAAAATGCGGTATTTTCGCCATTATAGCCTCCTCCTTCACCATTCCCCATGCCAACTGAGAATTGGTTGATACCAGAAATCCAGCGACCTCTTCCTTGAGCAAAACGCCCAATAGTGAATCCACCGATTCGTCCTTGATAGGCTTCTAGGAAGGTTGAACTAGAAATGACGGACTCAACCTTAGTAGAGAAGATACGTTTAGATGTCAGTTGGTCAATAAAAGCGTCATTTGCAGTCATTTTCCTAATAAACGCAGCATCAAATCTCACTTTCTCGGCCGTGACCGCTTCAGCGGCTAATATCGTAGTCGTGACCGAACCAGCTTCAAAATTGCCCGTTTTGAGCTTATCAACCATGGCAGACTTGATGACTGCTCTGTCAATCAGGGTCTCGCCAGTGATGTGGGTCAATTTCCCAACGAAGCGGTTATGTCCATTGGCGCCTAGATTAATGCCCGAAATCAAATCACCTGCACTGTTGATGTTTTGAACCGACCAGGAACCTGCCAGATGCCTCTGAACGGTTTTCAGATGGTCGTTTTTCGATACTTCAACCTGAAAGAGCTGATGGGTCATAGCCATTCTTGCAATCGTATTTGCAATCCCGTTTTTACTATTACCCAGAATCCGCTCGTAAAGTTTACTGGTTTCCTTAACACGCTGGAAGTCAGTAGTCTCTACTTTTCGCGCTAGTTGATTGGTCACATTCGCAAATTGACTATCAGCATTCGCTTTGTTTGTAGCGACCTGAGTCTTTAAATTTGAAATCTGATTATCTGTGCCTTGTTTATTACTGTTTATCCGATTTGAAAGATTTGAAATCTGAGTAGTGGTTCCTTGCTCACTGCTTGTAAGTCTATTTGATAGACCACTGATTTGACCGCCCACATCTTGCTTATAAGTCGTTATCTGACTTGAAATATCCGTGAACTTACCATCTACAGATTGACGATAGCTAGCGATTTGACTAGCGATGTCTTTATTCGCACTAGTTTTAACAGCTTCAAGCCTCTGATTGATACCCTTAACATCTTCTTGATAAGTAGCCTTACCAACGAAATCACGATTGACCAGCTCACGGACTGCTGTCGCTTGTCTCGCGCTCTCCTCACGAGTATATCGCTGTAGGGCTTCCTGTCGCTGACCATCTTGATTAACGTAACGCTCAACTGCTGACATCTTAGCAGATAGGCCATCAGCTGTTTTCTGAAATTCTGTTTTTGCTAGAGTGATTTCACTTTTAGCTCCAGAAATCAAATTATTCGTATCAGTTTTAAGTTTAGCAAATGTCTCTGTCAGACCAGCCACATCTTGTCTAACTTCAGATTTCGTCGCAAATCCGTCCATCTGGCCAGTCATGCGACTAAGGACCTCTGTGGTCGTTCTGCGGTACTCTGAAGCTTGATTGACCTCACTTGTGACCGTCTGTTTCAGAGCGTCCAAGTCACCTGACAGAGCCGTTTGTGCGCTCGTAGTCTGCGACTTAAACGCTTCAAGTCTAGCGACAGAATCCAGTCCAATCCGCTTAGCTTCCTGTGCAAGCAGGGTACTTGCGCCAGCATTTCGCAAAGCTTCCTCAGCCTTGCGCTTAGTTTCTTTCAATGGCCCGTTGTCAAAGCTATTAAAGCGCTGATTGATAGTGTCAGACAGTTCTCTCTTGACTTCTTCAGCTCTGGCTTTGCCAAGTTCGATGGCATCCGTGATAGCTTTCTCACGCTTGTCAAATTCAGCGTCAAAGGCTGCGTCTGCTGCTTCTATCTGCGCTTGGATTTTGGCTTCAATGCCATCTTGTTGCTTAATCTGCTTGGTAATCGTACCCTCGTAAGAATACTGCGTATCATTTCCAGCTTTACTATCTGCGCTGATACGACCTCTTAGACCACCTTTGAAAGTAAAGCTCTGACTTAAGACAGGAACTTTAAAGTTTTCTTTCTTGTTGGTCTGAATGGTTACCCACTGCCCAACCTCAAGTAACAAATGCCCTTGGTAGTTGAGATTATACGGATAGTAAGTCAGGTTTTTCAGCTTGTAATACAGGTCATTTAAAGCGCTCTGGGTCATGAAGACATTGTCTAGTTCCAAAGACCGGCCTGTCTTCATACCGACCGTCAGAGACTTCTTGTCCGTCTTACAAGTGATACCAGCTATCTGATACTCAATCTCACTCTTGGTCAAGCCATGCAAGAAGTAACTGTCAGCGTTGATCGTGATATTGGACTCAGTCAAATCACGGATTTCCATCTTGCCTTCTCTGTTGAAGAAACAAGACATCCCAATCATCTGAGTCATAGCGCTCAGCATATCCCTAAAGGAAAATTTCTTACCTTCAGGAACTTGCTCAATATGATAACGCATCGCGCTGATTCCGAAATAGTCATTCGCTAACTCAATGCCTGTTTTCAGGCAGATTTCCTGAATAACCTCTCGTACTTCAGCTGGGAAATGCAAGTCCGTCACGTACTCACGATTGAGCTTAAACATACCGTCCATAAGTTCAAGCGTGGTAGTGTTTCGGTTTCGGTCAATCTCAATATCGTTGATGAAGTATTCCCCCATCTTGACCCACTGGTAGGTATCCCCAACCAGTAGACCAATCTCAGGGTGCAGGGTATCCAGCTTATTGAACGTGGTAATGATACTGGTAAAGGTAATTTTACCGCTACCAGCGCAGGTTCCACCAGGCTTATAAGTATCGCCCTTGATGTAGCCATACTCAAAACTAGCCTCTTTGATATCCCGTGAAGCATATTCACCAACACGAATAGCCAGCGTCCTTTCCTTTGCAAACATGGCTCTGTCAAATTGTCGTCTAGTTAAAGCGTCCATTTTCTTACCTCTCTACCAGATTAAATTTAGCGCCAGACCAAGGTTTAAACTTCTCAGTAAAGGTATAGCTAGGAGCTGTCCTATCACCGACATAGAAAGTCTTTGTGACTTGGCCATCCATGGGGTCTGGATAAGACACCTCAAAAAATTCAGATGATACAGCATGTAAAAGCTGACTTATTTCTCCCTGAGTCATCATACCCCATTCACAGTCTAGTTTGCGTTTGGTCGTGATACGGTCACGCACCATGTCGCCATTGGCATTACGCCCTGTCTCTCCATCGATATCTTGAATACCGACTTGAAAAGATTTGGGAGGCTTCACAGCCACCCCATTGATTGTCAATTGTGCCATTTAACCTCCTAAATCTTGAGCAAGGTTTGACCTGCTCGTTCATGTTCCTTGTTGATTTCTTGGATAGCTACCCGTCCGAACTCATGGCCTGCGATTTGGATAACGATGTCGCCAGCCGGTAATGAATAACCTGTAGGTACATTATTAGCAGGCATTCTTTCAGCCAGTTTTTGAGCCAAGATAGAAATCCATCCTGTATTCCGTTCAAGAGGCATTACCGCTTCTTGACCAGCTTCTCCGACCCCAATGATGCTAGGAGAGTTGAATACACCGCCTCGTGCATACCAATCTACAGAGAATGATGGAATTCTAGGAGGCATCAAGCTGAAGCTACCAGATATATTAAAGTGAGGGAGTTTGATTTTTGGTAAGCTCCAATCAAAGTTAAAGAAGCTTTTTAGTTTATCGATACCACTTTTAACGATGTTTTTAGCATTATCCATTGCATCATTAAACAGATTCTTGAACCAGTTGGGGATTTCTTTCAAGGCATCTTGCATATCTTTCCATCTATCACCAAACCAAGAACCGATTTTTTGGAAAGGATTCTGAGTTTTCTTTTTTGCACTCTCAAATTTCTCTCCAAACCATGTATCAGCTTCTTTTACTCCATCTTTGATATCTTTCCATCTATCACCAAACCAAGAGCCAACTTTTTCAAAAGCTGAGTTCACTTTACCCCTACCGGACTTGAATTTATCACCTAACCAAGTGTTTGCTTCGGCAAGCGCATCTTTAGATTCGTTCCAACGGTCACCAAACCAAGAGCCCAACTTGCTAAATGTATTGCTTATTGCATCCCAGCCTTGCTTGAATTTATCACCTAACCATTGACCTATCGGCTCAAAGATTTCTTGTAGTTTCGTCCATAGACCGCTGAAAAATTCGCCAATCGATTGACAAATACCACTGATAAAATCACATAGTCCTTGCCATGCAGTTTTAGCAAACTCAACAACAGTGTCCCAGTTTTGATAGAGCAAAACACCGATAGCAATCAAAGCTGCGATTGCTGCAATAATCCATGTTATTGGACTTGTCAAAACTGCTAACGCTGCATTAAAAGCCCATGTTGCAGCTGTAGCGACTCCTGCTGCAACAGAATGTGCAAATTCCGCCGCGGTTGCTAATCCCATTTTCGCTGCATGAGCAGTCCATGCTAGAGCTGATTTACCAAGTTCTAAAGCAGTTTTTCCTAGCTGTGCAATTGTTTTACCTGAATTGACCACAAAATCTTTTGCATATAAGGTGTTCAAATAGATTGTTTCAGCAAAACTGACCAACTTATCAAATGTCAATGCTTTAATAGCAAGACCTAGATTCTTAATCCCTCCAACAATCAAAGAGACCTTACTACCTAACAAGCTGAATGCTCCTGCAAGTCCTCCAGCTTGTTCTGCCCATGATAAGAAATTAATCATTTGCCAAGTTGTTATCAAAGCTACGATAGGTTCTTTGTTTTCTTTACACCAGTCAGAAAAAACGGTGAAACCATCTGCCACTAACTTAATAGCATCTGCCAATAGTCCCAAAGTGGCTAAAAGGCCACCTCCTAATAAATCTGAAATTCCTTCAATACTAACACCGAATACTCCTGATAAAAACTCAGCAAAAGGTTGCCAGGAATTCTCCCAGAGAATCTGAATAATGTCAATTAGCCCATTAAAAGCATTAGCAATAGAGTTAATAGCAGGGGCTACATGTTCATCATAAACACGACTTAAGCCATCGCCAAATTTGTTAACAGACCTTTCAATGCTCTCAAATACAGGCGCAACAGTATCTAATAAACTTTGGAAGATTGATGAAATTTGAGGAGCGCTTGTCACAACGACTTTTTCAAAACCTTTAAACAAACTTCCTGCTAATTTACTACCAACTTCAACAATGGTAGATGTCAAACTCAACAGAGTTGACACAATAGCGCTACCGATACGAACCGCACCAGTTGAGGTAATGACGTCGTAGAAAGCACTAGAAAAGTCCTGAGCGATGTTTCCTACTACCTCTGCAATGTTACCAATATTATCAAACAAAGCGACTAGCGCCCTGGTAATGCGTTCTTTTTGCCTTCCAAGGCCATTTGCAATACTTTCGGCAAGGAAAACACCGATACCTAGCCCGATAGTGGTTATTGAGCCTGTCACTTGCCCTAAAGCATAAGCAATTTTCTCAGCCATTCGGTTAAAGGCATTCACAACCCTTGGGTCAGTGGCGATTTCTCCCATTGTCTTAGCTATTTGGTCTAAGGCAGTCTTAATGCGTTCTATACCTTCTGGTCTAAATGCTGCATCAAAACCTTTCTTGAAGCGGTCAAACAACCCTTTGAGCTTATCTCCAAGACCATCAAAAATGCTCTTGAATTGGTTGTCCATGTCGGTCAACTCGACTTCTGGCAAGATGTCTTTGAAAGGTCCGCCACCGCCTCCCTTTCCTTTACCACCTTTGCCACCGCCTCCAGAACCGCCTGCATCGTCGTCTTTTGGTTTTTGCAAGATGTTAATCTCATCAAATCCCAAAAGACCTAGCAACTCTTTAGCAGCTTTCTTAGCGTTTTTGGCGGAGTCTCCAAGATTGTCAGCAAGTCCTCCTGCTGAATCTCCAGCATCGTCTACTGCGTCAGCAAGGTCTCCTGCTCCACCTGCAGCATCTTTCATGGCGTTACCCATGTCTCCAACTGCTCCACCAACACCATCTTTCACTGTTGCTTTCTTGTTGAACATCAAAGCGATAAACTCAGCGAGTTTAGCCGTCACGTTCTTCAAAACCATAGCAAAAGAGTTCAAGACAGGCATAATGGCATTGATAATCGGTAACATAGAGTTACCAAGGCTCAATGCTGCGTCCTTCATCAGCGACTTAAACAGGCTGATACGACCATTTACAGAATTAGACAAGGTATTCCCATACTTGGCTGTAGCCTGTTCCAGGATAGCCATAAGGCGGATTTGTTGCTGGGTTTGGTAGTCTAATTGTTGCCAGCTTTGTCCGTTTGCGAACTTCTTAAAGGCTTCAGTGGACTCAATCATAGCCACATTGACGTTGATTCCTAGATCTTCTCAATAATGTTATCGCATGGCTTTTTATCCATACTTCTTACAATTTCTTGTAAGTTCGGCATATATTTTCACCTACAACCGAATTGTCTAGGTGCTCACCACTCGTGGGGATATTTTATTCTATACTTTTTGACAAAACAAAAAGCACAGGTTCAATCCCTATGCTCTACGGTGACTAAGCCTTTTTAATTGCTTAGTTTACCTCGGTATCGTCATGTTTTAATTACTTAAAATTTAGAGTTTTACCGATTTTGGTAAGTTCTTAATCCGCCTATTTCTAAGCGGTGCGACAAAAGTCTATCGCTTCCGTATTCCCTAGCAAACCTGAGCGAATCCGCTCCATAACGTCTGTAATCGTGCGCCCTGAGCCTTCAGCGACAACTGCCGACGTCTGCAACATCTTAGCAGTATAAGCGCTTAGCTTGTTGGTGTCTTTGATAAATCCAGAAAATAAGTTTGAGTAGACTGCACCATAGTTAGTAGCCTCGCCCACACCCATATTCATGGCATTAGCGTTATCGTTAACCCATTTTAAGAAAGATTGCGAACTCTCACCCATCTGTCGCTTAATTTGGTTCATAGACGTTGATACTTCAAGAGCTGTCTGCGTTGAATACATCCCAACATCAAGCAATTTCTTACCAAGGATTGCAAAACCAGCAAACTTAGCCAGCTTACCAAACGTACTACCGATTGAATTCGACTGTTCACGAACTTTGGCAGTGGCATTTTTCACTTGGTCAGATGTTCCTTTGACCTGATTCTCGACTTCTTTCATCTTTTTCCTGAAAGGCGCTATCTCAGCGTCAATCATGACTTTCAATTCGTCAAGAGTTGCCATTTACTTCCTCCTTCCTTTTTCGATTATGTCTCTCTGCAAAATCACGCATCCGTTCCTTATGCAACAAAAGTGCTTGTCTTTGTCGTTCTTGTTCTACCGCTTGTTTCTCTTCTACAAACAAATCAGGCGCATATTCCCAAAGCTCAGCAATCTTAGCGTCATTGGACAGTAATAAGGAAACATGATTAGTTATCATTCTCGAAAGTATGTATGAGTCAATAATCTTCTCTTTACGCTCTTGGATTTTGACACGGTTGTAGCTTTCAATCATTTCCCTGATTTCAAGCACCGTTAAATCCCAAAAATCAAGAGGCTTACCCCCGATGTCCAAAAACATAGGGTAAAGCCTCTCAATAATCTGCGTTACCGTTAAGATTACTCGACTACTGTCATTTTCTTCTTGGAAGCTTTCTTGCCCTTGCTTCCTCGTTGAGTAAAACCCGATACTTCAAAGAGTGGCATTAAAACCTCTGTCATGAAGGTTGTTTGGTCTCCGCCGTTATCCACGTATTCATCGTATAGGTCGTAGACATCTTCAAAGGAATACCCATGTTCATACTGCTGCAAGGCTCCATGAACTAACAACAGCATAACTTTCAAAGGCGGTAAAGTGAACTCTTCGCCAGCTTCAGGCATGAAAATCTTTAACAAGTTCATGCCGATTTTTTCTTCCACAGTTGCAGCTTGATGAGATGTCAAACGTAGCTTCAACTCTTTTTCGTCAGTAACTTTCCAAGTTGTGTATTTTAACGCCATTTAATTAACCTCCAATTCCATCAACGAATGTCAATTCAGACTGCAATGCAATCTTAAGTGTGAACTCGATAACGGCATTAACGCCGCCACCGCCCAGTTTAACGGATACTTGACCTTCAAAAGTGACCTTAGTACCGTCTGGGTAGGTTTGTTCAAAGTAGAGTTTTTTCTTGCCATCTGCTGCCTTACGTAATACACGGTAAGGAGCTGTTGCGCTTGAATTATTATAAGCGAACTTGTACTCAAGTTCTCCTGCGTCCCCGATACCAAACTCGTACTTCTTCACCGTATCTGCAAGAGTAGTATTTTCTACTTTTTCGGGCTCGATACCAAATTCAGGTACTTCCTTAAGCCCTACAAGATTCTGATAATTGCCTTTCGTTTCACTAAAGGCCAATTTAATTCCATTTGCTAACATGTTTAATTCTCCATTCTAAATTGAAAAACAAGCTCTGAGTCTAAATCAACGACACCTTCAAAGCGCATGACCTTATGTCTCAAATGAGACGGATCTGGCACGTCTTGGCAGTCGGTTCTTCGCAAACCTAAAGACTCAAAAATCTGATTGATTTTAACAGCTAACTCACTAGTGCTGGTATCATCAAAGATATCCACCTTATAGCGAATAGAGGATTTTTGTTCCTTGTCGTCAAACCAATCACCTGGCTTGTTTTGTTCTTCTAAAAAAATAACGACTGGGAAATTCTCCCAATCGCTAGGATAAGTATCAGTCACATTATCTGCGACCTTTTGCAATTCTTTATAAATAACAGGCTTGATATTGATCATTATATTTGTTCTCTTATCTTTCTACGGACATAATTCGAAATATTCTTAGACACACGCTCTTGATTGTCTCTCAAAGCTGGATAAAGATAAGGCTGAGCAGGTTGACCATACATCTTGTAGAACTCCCCAATCTTTTGAAAGTCGTACGGTCC